CGCGCTAGCTGATGGCGGCACGGGCGCTTCCACGGCCTCGGCGGCACGCACCAACCTGGGGCTGGGAACGATGGCGACGGCTGCGGCGGCTGACTACCTCGCCCTGGCGGGCGGCACGATGACTGGCGACCTAGTGCTGGCTGGAGACCCTGACGCGGCGTTAAAGGCCGCGACAAAACAATATGTAGACAATAACGGCGGCATTTCCGCCGGGAAAAGCATCGCGCTCGCGATCGTTTTTGGAGGCTAGGAAATGGCTAACCCCAATATTGTAAATGTCGCGACGATCAATGGTAACACCGCCGTCCAAGCGGTCGGCACGAGCGCGACGGCCATTGTCACCAATTCGGCGGCGTCCGGCAAAATTTACAAGGTCAACCTACTCATCGTCTCGAATATCGACGGAACGAACGACGCAGACGTAACCGTTGACCTCTATCGCTCAAGCACCGCCTATCATATCGCCAAGACGGTCGTGGTCCCGGCAGATGCCAGCCTGGATGTTTTGAGCAAGCCGCTGTACCTGCTGGAGGGCGACGCCCTCCGGCTGACCGCAAATGCAACCGGCGATCTTGAGGCGGTTTGCTCGTTCGAGGAAATCAGCTAATGGCCGGGAACGGCGGGATCATTGGACCTGCCAACACGCCGACTACTTCTGCGGCGTCTGGCATCTGGTCGCTGGTTGACGCTCAAGAAGCGCAGGGCGGGGGGATCTGGCCCGCCATGACCATACCAATAACATATTTGGTTATCGCGGGCGGAGCATCGGGCGGGAATGATGACGGGGCTGGCGGCGGCGGCGGTGCTGGCGGATACCGGACCAATAAGAGCGGTCAGACCTCTGGCGGCGGCGCGTCTGCGGAAGCCGCGAAGTTGGTCTCGGTCGGCACTACATACACAATTACGGTCGGCGCTGGCGGCGCTGGTATCCCCAACAGCCCGAAAGCCCAAGGCAATAACGGTTCATCTAGCGTGTTTGCGGACATAACCACCGTAGGCGGTGGCGGCGGTCGAGGAAACACAGGCGGCTCGCCCGGAAGCGGCGGCGGAAGTGGTGGCGGCGGCGGCTATAACACCACAGCCGGTGGCGCTGGAACCGCCAACCAAGGATACGCGGGCGGGACTGGTGGCCCGCAGACTGGCGCTCATGGCGGCGGCGGCGGCGGGGGAGCGGGAGCCGCTGGGGCTGCTGGAAGCTCCTCTGCTGGAGGGGATGGCGGGACTGGCGTATCCAGTGACATTACCGGCGCAGCGGTTACTCGGGCGGGTGGCGGCGGCGGCGGCAAACAAGGTGCTTCTTACTCGGTGGGAGCCGGGGGGGCCGGGGGTGGAACGGATGGCGGAACCTACACCGTAGCATCTGGTAACGCGACCGCGAACACTGGGTCTGGCTCTGGCGGAGGTCAGTCCTGGGCCACGGGCAACGGCGGCTCGGGAGTCGTTATCCTGCGCGTCCTCACGGCAGACTACAGCGGCACGACGACCGGAAGCCCGACCGTCACAACGGATGGGTCGTACACCGTGCTTCAATATAATTCCTCGGGAACCTACACGGCATGAGCCATTTCGCGAAAATTGAAAACGATATCGTCACCCAGGTCATCGTCGCCGAACAGGAGTTCGTCGACGCCCAGCCCGGCGAGTGGGTCCAGACGAGCTATAACACGCGCGGCGGGGTGCATTATGCCCCCAACAGCGACACGCCAGACAACGGCGTTGCCCTGCGAAAAAATTACGCTGGCATCGGCTACACCTACGACCGTCAACGCGATGCGTTTATCCCTCCGCAGCCGTACCCGTCTTGGACGCTGGACGAGGCGTCCTGCCTCTGGGAGCCGCCGGTTCCGTATCCGAGCGATGGGAAAATGTACAACTGGGATGAGGCCGCGCAGGCCTGGACGCCAGTAGGAGCAGCGCCATGAGCACAGCCACGACGATCCTCGGCCTGGAAAAGCAGGACACCGGGGCGAACAACAATGCCTGGGGCACGGTCCTAAACACGCAGCTGGATCTGATCGAGGCGGCTGTCGCCGGCAGCACCAGCATCACGCTGTCCTCGAGCGACGTGACGCTGACGACGACGGACTACTCGGCCAACCAAGCGCGTGCGAGCCATCTGGCTTTGTCTGGCACCATCACGGCGAACTGCAATGTCATCGTGCCGGCCAAGTCCAAGCTGTACTGCGTCACCAACAGCTGCACGCAGGCGACCGCCTATCAATACAGTGTGACGGTCAAGACGAGCGGCGGCACGGGCGTGGTGATCCCGGCGAGCACACGGCCGGTTTGGGTGAGATGCGACGGCACCAATGTCGAGCCATTGTCGATCATGCCGGCGGTGACGATCGCGTCCGAGACCGAGGTTTCGCTGGCGTCGACGACGAGCGAGGTTCTGCTGACGTTCGCCTCTGGCGACGTGACGCACGACCCGCTTTCGATGGCGGATGCGGCCAACAACAAGATCGTCTTTCCGGCCGGGACCGAGCTGGTGTCGATCTCGCTCAACCTGTTCCTGACAGCGACGATCGCGTCCACGACGCTGTGCTCGGCGATCATCCAGCAGAAAAGCGGGGCACCCGGCAGCAGCGGTTACTACCCCTACGAGGCGGTCTATCAACGCCGCGGCACCGGATCGACGTATACACCTCTCACGGCCAGCTGCATGTTCAACTTGGCCGACAAGGCGATCGGCGCGACCGATCGCGGCATGGAGTTTCAGTTTCTCGCCCAGTTGGACACCAGCACAAGCGGCGTTGCGTGCTCGGGCTGGGAAGCTCACGCGGTGATCTTGCGGTAGGAGCGTGGCATGACTTTCGTCAGCTTCGAGCCAAGGCCCGGTATCTTCACCGACGACGCACCAGGCGTCGATGCGCCCTTCCGCTACACGGCGGGATCGCTTGTGCGTTTTTATAATGGCAAGGCCGAGACGATCGGCGGGTGGCAAAAGAAAACGCAAGGCACGTTCACGGGCAAGACGCGGACGCTGTTATCTTCGGCTGAGCTGGATGGGACGCGCAATGTTTTCGCCGGCACGCACAGCCACCTGCAAGTGCTGCAAGGCGGTGCCGTCAGCGACATCACGCCATTCGCGGCGGCGGCGATCTCTCTCGGCACCGACCCGATCTCGACAACGGACACGGATGCCACGGTGACGGTGACGGCGACGGCGCACCAACTGGTCGTTGGTCAGCGCGTGGTGTTGGACGGCGCGAGCGGCACGGTCGGCGGCCTGACGATCGACGGCGAGCATACTGTCGCCACGGTCGTGGATGCCAACACGTTCACCTACGAGGCGACCTCGGCGGCGACTTCGACCACGACGGGCGGTGGCGCGAGCATGACCGCGCGCGGCGTCCTCGTGAACGGCGAGGCTGACGGCACGTTCGAGTACGGCTACGGCGTCGGCGGCTACGGCGAAAGCACCTGGAATACCGCGCGCTCAAGCTCGACGATCGAACTGGCTCCGCGCGTCTGGAGCATCCAGGCCTATGGCGAGGATGCCTTGTGTGCGCCAGGACAGCAGGGATCGATCTATCAGTGGGACGCGACCAACGGCGTCTCGACCAGGGCAGTCGAGGTAACCAACGCGCCGCCGTGCAACTTTATCATCGTCAACCCGCAGAGCCGGCACCTGATCACATTCGGCGCGGATGATGACCCGATGAAGATCCGATGGGCCGCGCAGGGGACGCTCACGACCTGGACTGCTGCCTCGACCAATGATGCTGGAGATGTCCGGCTACTGGACGGCAGCGAGATCCGCGCGGCATCGAGGACCAAGGCCGAGATCGTGGTCTGGACCGATACGGCAGCTTATTCACTGCGCCATATCGGCGGCGCGTTTGTCTTCCAGCTGACCAAGTTGGCGGAAGCGGCCCCGATCCTCGGCCTGCAGGCGTTTGCGGCCAGCGACACGTTTGTCGCGTGGATGGCGGATGGGCAATTTCAGTATTACGACGGCGTCGTCCGCAGCCTCCCGTGTCCGGTCGCAAAGCATGTGTTCAATGCCGATCTGGGGCCGGGGCTCAACCTCGCGCAGCGTCAAAAGATCGTCGGCTTCTGCAATGCCGAGTTTGGCGAGGTCGGCTGGCTGTATCCGAGCGCCGGCAGCACCGAGGTCGATCGCGTCGTCGTTTGGTCATACAAGGAAGGCGCGGACGTTTGGTGGATCGGCGAGCTTGATCGCACTGCCATGATCGACCGCTCGATCGAGCTTAACCCGATCGGGGTCGACAGCTCTGGCAATATCTATAACCACGAGATACCCGGCGCTGGGGATGATGGAAACCCGCTGGCCTACTCGATCGAGACCGGCGGGGCCTATATCGACGAGGGCGAGAACCTGTACGCGATCCGGCAGGCAATACCCGACTTCGTGCTGACCGACAGCGACCTGTCCAACGCGCTCAAGCTGCAATTCTTTTCAAAGATCTATCCGCAAGGCACAGAGACCGCCGGTGCGATCAATGACGTGATCAGCACGACGACGACCGTGGACACGCGGATCACGGGCCGCAGCCTGCGGTTCAAGGCGTCGAGCAACTCGGCGCAGCTTGCGTGGCGCGTCGGC